GCTTCGCATAGACCCTCAACGCGAGGAGTCGCTCCCGTGGCCGATCACCGGAGACAAGGTGGTCTTGCAAGCAAGACCAGATTGCTGGGATCAGACCACAGGACGGGCCAGGTGCACTGAAGCTCTCGTCGAGCAGGCCCACATATACGGCAACGAGGCCAAGATTAATGCGTTTGAAAGCGCACCAACATGGCAAATCGCTACCGGACAAGTGGACGTGCTCGACTGGGCAGCACAGTTTGATGCTCAAACTGATCGCATCAACGCCAACCAGACCGCATACCCGCGAGGTGAGATAGTTTCAGAAAACTTCATCAAAAGATGTAGCTCTTGCACTCCTCTCATCACGCCGGTAGCCCTCCCAGAAATGGGAGGTAAGGTCAGGTTGGCGTCGACGCACGAAGCAGACGAAGTCTGGATCAGTCGAAGGCTTACTCAGATGTGGATGCCCAGTGTACGAAAGCTGGCACCTAGCCGCGCGACCCTCAGAGGTGAGGGCGTGAAGCTGAAGCGAAGGGGAGATTACCCCAAGGACCAGAAACCAGTGACGCAGCTGTATTCAGCAGACCTTTCCGCCGCGACGGATTGGATCCACCACAGCACTGCCAGACGAGTGGCGGCCCTACTCAACCACAAAGTTTTCCGAAGAGAACGATGGGATAAGTGGGACAGCATCTCAGAGCTCCTTCTCGGACCCCACTGCCTAGTGGAGTCCCAGGGAACGACGCCGGCCGGATGGGGTCAAGACGACCACACACCTAGGTGTGGGTTATCTGACTTGCTCCGGGTCGGCGACGAAGCCTGCTCCTCCGAAGAGGAAGACGAGGACGAGCTACTCGAATGGTCTGACGTGAGTGTAGGCTGGAAAGAAACCAAGCGCGGAATCCACATGGGGCTAGGCCCCAGTTGGATCGTACTCAGTCTCCTGAACACAGCTGCCGGCATGTACGCCTCAAAAGACGCCAATTCCTTCCGCGTATGCGGGGACGACCTAATCGCGCTTTGGACCCGGTCCGAAGTCGATAAGTACGAGTACTTCCTCACCCAACTAGGGATGAAGATTAACTCGTCTAAGTCATTCTACGGACACCAAGGGGTGTTCTGCGAGACTTTGGTCACCCGCACGGGCGAACGGACAGCCGAGTCGACGGATCACGGTCACATTGCAGAGGCAGCAGGCTCAAAGGAGAAGGCGGGACGAACCCACCATCCCCTTCAAGTCGCCCACGCTCTGCGCAGCTACCATTGTCTGACGAGACCACTCTTTCACCTCGCTCAACTCACTAGGAGGAGCATAGGGAACAGGTACTCTCGACTGTCCGGTCCGCTAAATGCGGGAGGCAACGGCTTCGGCGCGCCGCACAGGCAAGCCCTCTTCATCCTAAAGCATGGGCCGGTCAAGTTTTCCATCGGTAAACCGAAGGCGTGGAGACTGGACCTCGAGTCGTCGGTGGTTAAACCACACGAACAGAAACGAGGCACCAAGTACATCACACGACTAGACGCGGCTGTAGCTCTGGACTGCGAGGAACGTGTCAAGCGACTAGTTGCGGGTGAACACCCGCAACCGCCAAAAGCCGTCAAGGCTGGCGTCTTCAAGAGGCGTACAGGCCGCATTGTGTCGAAGGAACCCGTTACGTGGGGCCAAATTCGAGAGTTGCAAGCAGAGCTCTCGGGGAAGGCCCGACGTTTTATACGGCAGTTCCGACGACTCACTGATCGTACGCCTGTATGCCACAAAGCCACAACGCAACTCATTAACATCTCGATCAAAGAGAGCGACACCGGGGTGATCGCCATCGATGATGTCATCGACATTGCAGAAGAATACGAAGTAGCTTCTCACGGTCGGGAGTTGAACTCAGAATTTCTAAGCCCAAAACGGCATGGCTGCCGTAGGGGAGGGTGTTAGCC